TTTAGATGGGCTTTTTAAATTAAATCATTATGAAAAATGAAATTCAAATAATGCCAGTAAATGACATTATGATTATGGCAAAAACTTTTGCCGAAAGTGGAATGTTTACCGACGCTAAAGCAATGGGACAAGCATTTGTTAAAATTCAAGCTGGCCAGGAAATAGGAATCCCTCCGTTTGCTGCAATGAGTGGTATTCATATCATTCAAGGGAAACCAACTTTAGGGGCCGGGTTAATTGCCTCAGCTATTAAAGGCAGTGGAAAGTATGATTATTTAGTTAATGAACTTACTGAAAAGAATTGTGCTATTGAATTTTTTCAAGGAACAAAATCAATTGGAATTAGTTCATTTTCTATCGAAGATGCTAAAAAAGCACTTACAAAAAATATTGATAAATTCCCAAAAAATATGCTTTTTGCACGTGCGATTAGTAATGGTGTGAAATGGTATTGTCCAGATGTGTTTGCGGGTCCAGTTTATGTTCCAGAAGAGATGCCCGAAGTTACAGTTGACGTGCAACACGTTGAAGTTGTTGAAACTCCAAAAGTGCCAACATTAAGTCAAAAGCAATTCGACAAACTTTTGACTATGGATATTGAAACGGTGGAAAAATATATTTCTAATATCGAAGAGGGTAAACTAAATCTTACCGATGCGCAATATTCTCAACTAGGAATATATCATTCTGAATTATTAACTCAAGCAACAAAATAAACTATGGAAATTCAAGGAAAAATTAAAATGATTGACACCACTAAAGAAGTGGGAACGGGTGGATTCAAAAAGCGTGACATCGTTGTTACAACTCTGGAACAATATCCACAAGATATACTTGTGCAATTCGTGCAGGATAAATGTGAAATACTTGACAAGTTCAAAGCAGGTGAAAGCGTAACCATCTCGATTAATATTCGTGGGCGTATGTGGACTGATCCAACAGGAAAAGAAGTGTATTTCAACACCTTGCAGGGTTGGCTAATAAAACATGATGCTACAACTCCAACTCCTACCACTGTACCAGTAGCAGAATTTGCTCCTGCACCGAAACAACCTGCTGGACAAGTTCCTGATCCTGCTGATAGTGACATGCCATTTTAAGAAATAAAAATACATTAAACTGCCTTATTTTTACATATTTGAATAAATAAGGTAGTTTTTTAAATCTTAATTTAACCAAATGAATAAAGAAAATAAGAAACGTTTTGAACAACTATATCTTAATTATACTTTAGAAAAATATCCATCCTTTATTGGGAGGGAAAATACGTTACCTCCGCCAAAACTCAAAGAAGCTGGTGCAAATGATTTGACTAGACTTGTCATTGACTTCTTAACTTACAACGGTTCACAAGCCGAAAGGATTAGTTCACAAGGCCAATACCGAGATGGTAAAAAACAAGTAACTGATTGCATAGGTAGGACCAGGACAATAGGTAGCGGAATCTGGACGCCAGGGACCTCAACTAAAGGTACGGCGGATATTAGTGCCACCATCAAAGGACGTTCAGTTAAGATTGAAATAAAATGGGGTGCTGACCGTCAAAGCGATGCACAAAAAGAATATCAACTATCAATAGAAAAAGCATTAGGCATTTATATTATCGTTAAAACTTTTGATGATTTTATATTGTGGTTCGATAAATTTAATTAACTTTACAAAACCGTAATAATATGCGGTTTTTTTACCGAATTAATGTAATAAAATTATAACAGTATGAAAAATAAACATTTTTTAAAAGAAGTCATAGATAAATTATTTATCTATAAAACACCTCCTAAAATTCTGGAATATGTAGAAAAAAATAAAAACGATTTTTTAATTAAAAACCCACCGTATGAAGTTCGCAGCTGAATTAAACAATATTTCAAATAGACACCATTCCAGTCAAGTATTTGACGACTTTCTACAGATGGCTGTTTGTGCTTTTTCTTTGAAACGTTCGGAGGAGATTTATTTTGAAAGGTCAAAAAAATACGATTTTGAAGAACTAAAAGGATTTGCCAATGCACTTGGCGGATTAGTTGATGACCACGAAAAACAAAATATTTCAGGAGAATGGAAAGACTTTTTAGGAAATTATTTTGAAGAGTTCGGACAAAATAATGCAAAGATGGGACAGTTTTTTACGCCAGTATCAATTTGTAATTTGATGGCGATGTTTACCACCGATGATGAAAGCGATAGCAGAATGACGGTAAACGACCCTTCTTGTGGAAGTTCCAGAAACTTGATTGCTCACGTAATGAAACATCCAAATAATAGGTTTAAATATCAATATATCGGACAGGATTTAGATAAAAGATGTTGCTTAATGTCTGTTTTGAATTTTGTAATGTTTGGAATGTCAGGGGTTGTTATTTATATGAATTGTTTATCGCTTGAAATTTATGGAGGTTGGAGAATTTGGATGCCAGAAACACTTTTAGGCGTACAACCGCTATCAATTGAGGAATGTAAACGGTATGTTTTTTCAGATAAAAAAGAAGTAGAAAAACCGAAAGTAGAAACTCCAATTTTAATTGAGAAATTTCCATTAACGCTTTTTGAATTATGATAATAGACTTAAACAACTACTCAAAAATTAATCCAAGAAACGGACAGTTTTTAAAAGGAATTATCCCTCACAACAAGGGTAAAAAATGGTATGAATGGATGGACGGACGTAAACAAAAAAGAGTTTTAAAAAATCTTCATAGAAACGGAAATCCAAACATAGGAGGTAATAATGCCAGAAAAATAGTTGGTATTAAAAATGGAAAGTTTTGTGTTTTTGAAAGTTCAAATGACGCTCAAAGAAAACTTGGTATTTGCGCTAGAAATATTAGAACAGTATGTCATGGGAAAAGAAAAAAAGCTGGAGGCATGATATGGTTTTTTGAAGATAATAATGAATGGTTAAAATTTATATTATGATACCTACATTATACGAAAAGAATAATTTACCAGAGGATGTAAGATATATTTTTAATGATATAATTGAAAAATATCAGGTTATTATTCATTATGAAAATGGAATTATTGATAAAGAAGAATTAATTAAAAAATTAAGAGATGACGATAAAAATATATGATAAATTCTGGATGGACGAAAATGGAAATGTTTATTCAGGCGAAAGGAAAATAAAACCTTATTTATCTAGAGGATACTATCAAATAATGATCGGGAGAAAATGTACCTCTTATGGAAAACTAATTGCAACCTATTTGGTTTACAATGAAAACAGTTACGAAAGGTTGATTTATATTGATGGAAATCCAACAAATTGTATTCCAACAAATTTAAAATGGGTGTCAGAAAAAGAATATAATAAAAAATCACTCAACAGTAAAACAAGAACTGATTTAAGTTTTGAGCCTGATTTTGATTATTTCAATAATGTTTTTTTAAATGCTTACAAGGATATGAAAGGTGAAAGAAAATATTTTTTAGCAGGTAAAGTATATCTTGATGTTTTTGAAAAATACGTTAGAGGTGTCATTAAAGATTTAAGGGCAGAAATATTCATTATGTATAAATTTTCAATGGGTCAAGAAAGAAGGCTTTTAGAGGATAAAAATATAGTTGATTTAGAAAAATGTTTAACTTATAATAAACTTTAAAGATAAAATGAATGAAAGAAAAAGAAAAGAATTAAAACAACAAAAATTATAAATATGAAAAAATACAAATTATTGATTAAACAAAAAGGAATTAAGATAACTTGGATAGCGACTCAATTAAATATAAGCCAACCGGCTTTATCAATGTACCTAAATGGTAAACGAGAAATGCCTTATGAAATTGAGCAACGTTTAAAAGCTATTTTATCATGAAACTAACCGAAGCCTTCCAGCGTTTACGTTTCACTCTAACGAAACAAAACAAACCGAATCAAACGGATATAGATGCTTTTAATGAAATAGGCAAATACTTTGCTTTGCATCAAAAAGACATCATACAAGATAATCTTTTATTCGCTAAACTTTATGCATTCACTTTATCGGAGTTGCTTACTTATTACAGTGACGTAGACTTTGCCAACAAGGAATTGAACAATGTTTTAAATGAGCCTGTTTGTATTGAGAAGCTGTCTTTGTCACTTCGCACAATGGAACTCAAAAACTACTTTGCGCAAAAAAAGATACTAGATCCGTTTCTAAAAACTAAAACGGTTAAGGAACTCGAAGAAATCCACGAAAGATATTTAGACAAACTACCTCAACTTGACCCGATAGAATTTGCGAAAGTTGGTAATAATTGGAGTGAAGACGCAGTAATTTACAATTTAGAAACGAGTATTAATTTATCCATCCAAAATTTTAAAAACAATGTTTGAACCGATACAACTAATACCAATAATAGAAACTAAAGAAATGTCCTATAAAGACATTCTTAAATATAGAATTCTTCCAAGTGATACTATTCCTGTTCCAGATGTGGCCCTATCATTTTTTGAATCAATGGTTATGACACGTAAAAATATATCTTGTGTTACCGGAAAAGCAAAAGTAGGTAAGACTTTTTTATTAACTATTTTAAACATGGCTATGCTACACAAAGGAGAATTTCAAAATACTTTAAAATCATACCTTCCAAAAGGAAAAGATAAAATATTGTATATTGATACGGAACAATCGGACTATCATATTTTATTAATTCTGAAACGTATTTTAGATTCAGTTGGTGAAAAGAAAATTGATAACTTATTGATGTTTAATTTCGATGCAATAGACATAGAACAACGAAGAAATTATACACGTGATTTAATATACAACACGGAAGGTTTAGGAGTAGTTATAATAGATGGTATTGCCGATTTGATATATGATACTAATGATATTAAAGAAAGCTCTATAATGGCGTCAGATTTAAGAAAATGGAGTGTTGAACGTGATATTCACATCATAAACGTTTTGCACCAAAATCCAAGTGAAAATAGTAAAATGAGAGGGCATTTAGGAACGATACTAATGAACAAATCTGAAACAGTTATTCAAATTACTTCGGATAAAGAAAACGAATCCATTAAAATAGTTGAAACTTTATCAACTCGAAATAAAAAACCTTTGCCTTTTGCATTTGAAATTTCAGAAGATGGAGTTCCAGAGATTGTAGATTATGTTTTTAGCAATACGCCAACTAAAAAAAGAACCAAAAAAGAATTGTTTGAATTATATAAAATTGACATTTTAAATGATATTTTTGGTAGTTCAAAAGATTTAGGATTAGGCCGTGGAGAGTTTGAAGATAAATTTAGAAGGTCTTTTTTATCAAAAACAGCCGAAACAGTAAGTGAAATGTATGCAAAAGTTTACAGTAAAGATTTAATTGAAACATCCTATGTTTTTAAAAATCAAGAAGATAGTAAGTATTATCTCGGAAACGTAATTGAAAATCAAAATGATATATTTTAATGAATAATTGTAATAAAAATAATATTAAAAAGTGGTATAAAACACACTATACCACTATACCATACCACTATACTGGTATAATGGTATAAACGCCTTATATATAAAGGCGTTTATACCAACCAACTATACCAACTAAATTATACCAATATGAAACACTTAATTTCAGCAGACGCTAAACTAAAAATTACAGCCGTTAATAGAGAAACAAAAAAAGAACACGAAACTATCATGACTTATTCAGAATGGGTTCAACTAAAAAAGTCCTTTGATTACGATTGGAAGGCAGTAGCTCTATGAAAACAATATCACAATTTGCCAAAGTATGTGGTGTTGAAATTCACATCATACGCTCAATAATGAAAAGGGATAGTATCATTCCCCGTAATCAAGGTAAACAATCACTCGATAAAAACCAGCAGGATATAATTGCAAGGATATTATATTTTGAAGGTAAAATTGAATATCTTACTTTTGAAAGTAAAATGAATGATATGGCCCCAAATTACGAAAACAGAAATGATTTTATAAAATTAGGTTATATTAAATAATATTTTGTAATTTTGATTACATGATAGAAAAACTTGCATTAAAAGATTCTCTTTGGCGAACTATCGCATTTAAAATATGCAAGGATAAAATGCTCTCGGATGATTTAGTTCAAGAAATGTATATAAAATTACATGATTGCCAAAAAGAAATTAATGATTTTTATGTTATCAGGACAATACGAAATTTATTCCTAGATACAATTAAACAAAAAAATTCTGTTTGTATTGATAATTTTTATAATTTAGCGGAATCAATTAACGAATTTGAACCAAATGATTATGAATTGTCAATCATTCAAGACTGTGAAAGATTACCATATCTTCAAAATGGATTACTAAAAGAAAGTTATGATTTATCAGTAAGACAAATATCCGATAAATATAAATATATAAACTACGGCCTTATTCACAGGGAACTTGATAAAGCAAGAAAAACAATTTTAGGAAACGATATTGATTTGTATAAAAATAAAAGACTAAAAAGAAAATGAAAAATATATTAATGATTATTCAATTTTTAGGAATAATATCCGGAATATATATTATTTTGTATGGAACTTTTTACATTGGTTTGTTTATATTAATAATTAATACTTTTGGATTAATACTAAATATTTTAGATAATGGGAAGACCAAGAAAAGATAAAGGCTTAGGAGATACAGTTGAACGTATCATAAAATCAACCGGATTACAAATCTTTGTAGATGGCAAAGACTGCGGATGTGACAAGCGTAAAGAAAAGCTAAACGAGTTATTCCCTTACCGATTTAAAGCGCGTTGTTTAACTGAACAGGAATACAATAGTTGGAGGGAATTTAAAGCAATACGAACTCTTACAATAAGTAAACAACAAATTGATATGGTTTGTGAATTATATGCAAGTGTATTCAATAGAATACTTTGGAAACCATGTTCTGGTTGTAGTCCAAAGCCAATGATTTCAATGATATATAAATTAGATAAAGTTTATGATAGTTATTTAGTTAACTAATTTATACTAATTATGGATAAGAGAAAAGAAAATAAAGGAACAATCGGAAACAAAGGAGGTCGACCATCGGTTAAAGATGAATTGAAAGGTGTTGATTTAGCTAGTCCCCACGTTGCTGACTCTTTTCGTGTTGTTGCTGAAATAATGAGAAACGAAGATTCTAATACAAGGGATAGAATAGCAGCAGCTAAACTACTAATTGAGTATGGATGTGGTAAGCCAAAAGAAACAATTGAAACAACCCACAATTTAAACAACTTTGATATAAAAGAAATGTTCCAAATTGATAAAGATAAATAGTAAATATAATTTACTTGGTAGCGATAGCCGTTACTTTATAATTTCAGGTGGTAGAGGTTCAGGAAAGAGTTATTCAATTAACTCTTTTTTATTACTACTAACTTATGAAGTAGGACACGTTATTTTATTTACTCGTTATACATTAACCTCAGCTCATATTTCAATCATTCCAGAGTTCATTGATAAAATTGAAACAGCAGGTTTACATTCCGATTTTTATATTACCAAAGACGAAATAGTAAACACAAAAACAGGTTCAAAGATTCTATTTCGTGGTATTAAAACATCTATGGGAACTCAAACAGCTAATTTAAAATCATTAGCTGGAGTAACTTGTTGGATTTTAGATGAGGCAGAAGAATTGAATGATGAAGAAATCTTTGATAAAATTGATTATTCAATAAGACATAACGTAAAACAAAATAGGGTTATACTTATTCTTAATCCAGCAACAAAAGAGCATTTTATTTACAAACGTTTCTTTGAACAAAAAGAAGTTCAAGAAGGTAGCACGTTAATAAATAAAGATACTACATACATTCATTCGAGCTATTTGGATAACTATGAAAACCTTTCTGAATCATTCCTTGATCAAATCGAACAAATCAAAATTAACAACCCTAAAAAGTACGAGCACGTTATACTTGGTGGTTGGCTAGACAAAGCGGAAGGAGTTGTATTTACAAATTGGAAGTTTGGAACGTTCAATCCAGATAACTTACAAACATCATTCGGGCAGGATTACGGATTTAGTATTGATCCAACTACCTTAGTCGAGGTTGCAATTGACAGAAAACAAAAACGCATTTACCTTAAAGAACATCTTTATAAACCAAAGTTAACTACATCCGAAATAGCACATATCAATAAGTCAATTTGTGGCCCCAAGTTGATAGTAGCTGATAGTGCCGAGCCACGTTTAATAACTGAGCTTCAAAAACTAGGGTGCAAGGTTGTTGGCACAACCAAAGGAGCTGGTAGTATCTCGGCAGGGATAGCAATAATGCAAGACTATGAATTGATAGTTGAAGGCGAAAACATAGCAAAGGAATTAAACAATTATGTATACACTGACAAAGGTAGTAAACTATTCCTCGATGCTTGGAACCACATCCTTGATGCTGCACGTTATAATATATCCTATAACCTACAAGGAAACTACACCCACGACATTCGCTAATAACAATAATCAATAATTTTAGTTTTAATAGTATGAAAATTTTACTTCCTGAGAGCATAGCAGATATTACATTACATCAATTCCAATTGTACAACGAACTATTGGAACGAACTGATTTAAATGAATATCAATTCAATAAAAGGAAAATACAAATCTTTACAGGATTAGAACGCAATAGAATTGATTTAATAAGTGTTGCCGATTATAATGACATAGTTAATCAGATTGATTTAGCACTCAATCAAACAGTAGAATTTAAACCAACTTTTTTCATTAAAGAGGTTGAGTTTGGTTTTATTCCCAACTTAGATAAAATGACTCAGGGCGAATTTATAGACGTTTCAAATTACGGAACAGATGTAAATGAATTACATAAATTAATGGCTGTATTATTTAGACCGATTAAAAATAAGGATAGTTTTAATAACTACTCTATTATTAATTATAAAGGTACGGAACAGTATAGTAACATTATGAAGCACATGCCATTATCGATTGTCAATGGTGCATTGGTTTTTTTTTCGAGTTTAGTCAACGAATTAGTGAGTTATACGGAGAAATATATGCAGGTGGAACCAGCGAGGGAAGAAGCGCATCCGACTACTTTGAAAAGTGGGGATGGTATGCAACAATTGAAGAACTGGCTAAGGGCAAGATTTGGAAAATTAAAGCCATTGAAAATATGAATGTTCATGAAGTGCATTTATTCCTTTGCCATAAAATTGATAAACAAAAATTGAAACATAAGATAATGAACCAATCAAGTAATACTATTGAATTATGAATCAACTTACACAACTTTATTACTACCTTAAACAATTGGCCGAAGCTGATACTTTGGTTAATTCAGTTATGAAGACTATTGACATTGATTTGAAAAAAGAAGTAATGTATCCATTGGTTAATATCAATATTATATCTGGAGCATTCACTAATGGTCAAACATTACAATTCAATATTGAGTTGGCTTGTTTCAATCAAAGGGATATTAATAAAGAAATTAATACAGATGATTTCTGGGGTCAAGACAATGAGGTGGATAATCATAATTTAGCTATCGGAGTTTTGAATCGTATGTGGCTAAAAATGTATACAGATTTTGAAGAGAATAATATAACATCAAGCGAAAACCCAACGTTTGAATTAGGATCGTTTGAGGGTTCAAAATTAGTGGATGGGGCAAGATTGACTTTTACTATCGAAGTTCCAAATACGGAGTTATCATTATGTCAGTAGTCGATGAGTTAAATAACTTTGGCAAGTATGTCCAACAACAGGCGAAGTCAAACCTATCTAAAAAGAAAAAGAAAGACACGTCTAAACTTTACAACGGTATTAATTATAAAACAACCGAAACAAAAGACGGTGCAGTTTTAACTTTCGATTTCAAAGACGCCAACGATTATTGGGAGTTTGTTGATAAAGGGGTTAAGGGTGTAAGCAGTTCAGCAAAAGCACCAACAAGTCCTTTTAAGTTTGGAACTGGCACAGGTAAAAAAGGAGGGTTGACAAGTGGGGTTAATGGATGGGTAACAAGGAAACGAATCCAATTCAAAGACCGTAAAAGCGGACAATTCCTATCCTACAAATCAACAGCTTTTTTAATAATGCGGTCAATTTGGAATAAAGGCTTAGCTACTACTAATTTTTTTACCAAACCGTTTGAACAAGCTTTCCAAAGATTACCCGAAGATATTTATGCAGCGTACGGATTAGAAGTTGAAAGTCAATTAAAAATAGCATTGAAATTATGAAAGTAAATTATAACAAAGTATTAAAAAATAAGATATTAATATCAATAGACAAAATATTTAGATTTTTTGGGTATTGTATTGTTTTAGTCGTAAACACTAATACAAATTTTTTAGAGAGTTTTCATATAGATAAAAAATGGAATTAAAATGATAAAATCATTATCACCTTATTACTTATCGATACCTTTTACAAGTCCTTTGACATCGGTTGTATGTTCAGAATATACCCTTCAATTGTTTATTTGGGACGGTGTAAAAGCAACCCCTCCAGGCACGGCTTCTTATGAAATTACAAAACAGAATATAGCAGTTTCATCAGGAACGGATAAAATAAACATAGCACGTTTACTAAATGATTACATTGATTTCACACCACAGACAATGACCACCACAGGCATATACGATGGGAATAATCAAAAATGGGTTAAGACACAAGTAATCTATACAACCATAGACGAAGATGATTTTGAAGTGGTTCAATTAGAAAACACTACTTTATTATTGCAAGGTTATACTTATGGATTAGAGGGGGAAAATGCACAGCCTCCAACGAATAAGATAATGTTATCAGGGGACGAATTTAAAGTAAATAGAAATGGGTATTTTTGTTTGCCGATAATGCTTCCCGAAGATGATGCGGACACACTTTCAATTATATCTTACCCAGATGAGCAAATAAACGAAACAATAGCAACCCCTACAACAACCACAAGCGGAGAGTTAGTGCAAAATGTATGGGTTAATGTTTCAGAAGCTACAACGGATGGAACAATAGAGATAGTTTACAATGGTGAAACTATTTCATTATTGATAACGGATGAATGTAGGTACTCGCCAATAGATATTGCTTTTCAAAATAAAGAGGGGGCCATGCAAACGATGACTTTCTTTAAAGCAAAATCAGAATCTATGTCCGTTAAAAGCGAAGATTTTGAAAGTGATAGGGGACAACCATCGGCGGGGAATCATCAAATGGTAACTTATAACGTACAGGCAAATTCTAAATTTAAAATGAATAGTGGATTTGTTGACGAAACAATGAACGTAACATTTAAGCAATTATTTCTATCGGAGCGAGTTTGGCAGTTTGACGGAACTAATTATATTCCTTTGAAACTTGGATCTAAATCTTTGGAATATAAAACCAGAATGAAAGACCGATTAATAAATTATGAGGTGGAATTTGAGTATGCATTTAATGACATCAACAACGTATGATGACTAATATCTATATCGGAAATGATAAACTAGATTTATTCAAAGATGAATCTATTGAGTTGACTTCGAGTGTGGCCAATATCAATGATATTACCAAAAATACAACGGACTACTCAAAATCATTTACTGTACCCGCCACACATAATAACAACCGTATTTTCAAACATTACTACGATGCTAATATAGATAATGCTTTTGATGCAAGGATTAAACATAGCGGAAGGATAGAATTAGACGGACTACCTTTTAAGTTTGGAAAATGGAAACTTGACAAGGTTTCCGTTAAGCAGGGCAGACCTTATGCTTATACTATTAATTTCTTTGGGAATTTAGTATCGTTAAAAGATAAATTGAAAAATTATGAATTAAAGGATTTAGATTTAACAGCTTATAATCATACTTATAATTCTACAAACGTTAAAACAGGATTAACATCGTCTTTATTTAGCGGGGCGATTGTTTATAATCTGTTTTCTAAAAAACAATTATACTATAAATCAGGGAGTGAAAATATAAACACGGATATACGCGCCAATATAGCTTATACAGGTGGGGCGAATACAGGGGTAAATTGGGATTTATTAAGACCCTCAATTCAGTTAATAAAAATTATTGAAGCAATTGAAACTGATTTTGAATTAACTTTTACACGGGATTTTTTCGGCACGTCTGAATTTCAAAATCTTTATTTATGGGTAAATAACACAAGTGAGTTAGTAAATACAAACGAGGTTAGAGTTGATTTTACAAATAGTGGAACCATAACAACAACTTACGGTACATTAGATTTAACTGAAGATACTTTTGTTCATGGCGGAAGTTATTTTACGACTGGATTCACTATTATAACTCCTAGTGCTGGATATGAAACAGTTGAATATAGCATAGAACGAAGACTAAACGGTGAGTCTTGGGGGGAATATTTAGATTTAACAGGGACTACTGAGAAAGAATGGAGAATAGATAATGACACAAACAAACATAGTTGGTATGTTAAGAGCATAGAGGAATTTAAGTTCACATCAACTTTAAAAATAAAAATAAAAATAGGAGTTTCAAGTTATTATGCACAAGCAGATTTTCCAGAACAAACGTTATCAGGTCAATTTAATTTATCATTAAACTTCCCTAAATTAAAACTGATTGATTTCCTAAACGGACTTTTCAAGATGTTTAAATTGGTAGTTATAGCGGACGAATACGATAATATTTATATTGATACCTTCAATAATTTCTATGCAAGTGGCGGAGTTTATAACATATCTCGATATGTTAAAACAGATACATTAGACATATCACGTGGCAATTCATTAAACGAAATTAAGTTTAACTTCAAAGAGCCAAAGACATTATTAAACAATCAATTCAAACTTAATACGGGTCAAGGATATGGCGATGAAGAGTTACTATTAACAGACGATGGCACACCTACAGGGAAACCATTGGAAGGAAATTCATTAAGTATTGAATTACCGTTTGAACAGATAATTTATGAGCGTTTGCCAGATTTATTTGATAACAATTATACCAACATAATGTACGGTGGAATCTTTGATGATAAGATTGAACCCGTTACACCTGAAGCACATATATTTTATAATATCAATTTAGCAATCGGATCTAAATCAATTGGTTTTATAAATGATATTGGAGTTCGTGAGCAACTAAACGGAAATATAAACACCCCATCACACTCGATTGACTTTGCTATCCCTGATTATAATCTAAATTTCGGGATTGAGAATAATGAGTGGTTAAATTCGTCGAGTGAAAATACGTTATACTTAAATCATTACTATAATTATATATCTTCTATTTTTAATATTAAGCGGAGAAGTTTCGCTTACAAGGCAATCCTACCATTAAGGATATTATTG